ACAGACGGCTAGGCGTTGATCTGTGTCGGTATACTCACTCGTCATAGTGTCATCTCCCATACATCTTTTTAAAAAGTTCTGCCTACTTTCATCACTATTAGGTTTTGGAATAGGCATATTCTACATATAGTACATAAAGGGTAATATAAGCACAAGATATAGTTGCAATTAAATAATTAAATTAATTGTTGCACATTCACCCATTATGGGTATATAATTACTGTATAAATTAAATTGATGCCCTTAGGGCAAGGAAAAATAAAATGAAAACAACTCACACACACAAAGGTCATTGTCAGGTTTGCGGAGCTATGCACGCTGTTGATAACTCTCATAATGGATTAGCTAAACATGGATACACAGTTGATTGGGGCTTCTTTAATGGCACTTGTCATGGTTCAGATGCGCTTCCTATCCAATTAGATAGAACTTTAGCTGATAAAACTATTGCTAGCTTAGATGCAGAAATTGATAGACTTCAATCTTCATTAGATGCTATTAATGATTGGTTTCCTGAGTCTGTATTTGGATATAAATTAAATGGTGAGTTTTTAAACTTACCTAGATTATATGATGCTTTCCATACATATGATGCTTTGTATGAAATGAAATGTTCTAAATATGATTGGGATACTAGCAAATATTATAGATTAACTGAAGAAGGATATGTAACTGTTGAATTAACATTTGATGAATACAAACTTGCATCAATAAATGTTGAATTTGAGAATCCTTCTCATTCATTATTAGAGTGGAGAAAAACAAGAGAAAGACTACTAAAAAGTTCAAAAGATCAAGCTGAAGGTCATAAGTATTTTTTACAAAGTCTTATAGAAAAGTTTTATGGTAAGCCTTTAATTGAATCTAATCTTGTTAGCAAAGTTGTTAAAGAGTTATCTGACATTGCTTCTGCTGACATTGTAAATGAAGTTGCTACTGTTAAAACAGAAGATAGATGGGGCAGAGTAATTAAGAGAACTGTTTACTATATTTGGGAAGGTGAAGCTGAAAAAGAAGTCAACGGCAAAATCTTAAAAGTTGTATGCAAGAGAAACAGGACTTATAAAAAGTATGCTTCATACACATATGTTGATGGTAAGAAGGTTGGTAAAAAAGCCCTAGAGGAACTTCTAGGGTAAATTTCAATAATGAATACTTTATTCACCCTTAACGACCTTAAAGACCTCATCTTAGATGGGGTCTGCAAGGATGGCACTACATTAGAACAGGCATTAGATTTCTGTGAGTCAATCATCTTTGATGAGACTTACACTTTAGAAGAAATAAATTTAGCTAATGTTGCATACAACACAATCATCTCTGCAAGGCTTAGAAGATCGTGGAGTAAAGATTATTTTCAGAAGCCTGAGTCTATCTTTGATCAGGAGATTTGGATTGACCCTAGAATTTTAACGCAAGCGTTTGCCGTTCATTGGTCTACTCTTAATAGAACTAAAGGTACGCTTGGATTTACGAGGGGGTATGACTGGTCTGATTAAGTCATGTCTCTTTTATGTGTATTCATTTTCTTTAACGAATACATTTAAAAATTTATTTAGTAAATTTTCGCTAATAGGCTTTTTTGTTTTAATTGCATTATTAATTAGCTTTATAAAACCTCTTTTCTTAGTTTGATCTACGCTTTCAAAATCATCTTTTAAAAAAAAGTAAGAGGGTATGTTTAAGATTTGATTGTCAAAGTTAAAAAAGTATTCTTGATATTTAGTATCTATTTCTAAATCATTAAAAATGATTGGTATGTCAACATCTTTAAAATTATATCCAAGTTCTTTTAAGTTCATGTGTCTATTCCGTTTATAAATTCAATTATTTCATCAAACTTTTTTGTGGTATCAGGAGCAAACCTCATCATCCTTTGTCTCCAGTATTTTGCATTTTCACCACCCAACAAAGCTATGTAGTTTGCAAATGCTTCAGTTGTCATTTTTTGTGTGACCGTACCACCAAATTCGTTTTCAAGAAGTATTTTAGCATCTTTTGATAAATTATTTATATTTACAGGTATTCGGTAATCTTGGCTTGCAAATCCACTTCTAGCAAAATCTTGATAATATGTAAGTCCATGACCTGAAGTATATTTGCTTCTTGAAATAGAGCCTATGTAATCGTCAAAATATAAAAACTCCAGTCCCAAAGAATTACCTTTGTTAAATCTTTTAGAATATGAAGCAAGATAATTAAACAAGTCGTAATCTAGTCCTGATTCTATTTTGGCAACCAAATCTATTAAAGACTTATATCCTGAACTTCCCAACTCATCAAAAGATTTAATAAAATCCTTACCTAGTATTTTTTGCAAATCATCATAATTAAAAATAGAAGTTTTTGAATTATTAACTATAGATTTTATTGCATTTTCTACATCATCAATACTTCCAGTTCTAATGATTTTTTCCATTAGTCCAACGCGCCTTCTTTCAGTTATACCTCTTACAACATTGTCTCTAAATAATTTTTCTTCTACTTTAAAACCTAGTCTTTTTAAAAAATTGTCTGACCAAACTTTATCTGTATAGTTGCCACTTGCCAATTGCAACCTTAAATCAAAATCAGATAAATCTTTTGAATAATATTTGACTATATTTTGTTCTGCTACAGCTTTTCGTTTTAATAATTTAACGCTATCTTCAATTACATCATTACTTGCTTCTCTTGAAAATAATTTAGTTTGTGCTTCTTTTCCTTGACGATTAAATTTACTACCTCTACCTGCAGCAATCCAGTTATCTACATTATTTTGGTCAAAATCCATATGATGCCCATATTCATGTCTAAATGTTATTACGCCTTCTTTGTTTTTTGGCGATTTAATTCTAGCCATGTTTAATGTTGGAGTTTTACCATCCCTGCCAAGAGAATAATTAGCCCTAGAACCTTTGTTTATTATTTTTTTTAATGGACTTACCTTTTTTAATGAATTGATAATGTCTGTTTCACCTCTCCAGTGGTTAATTGTTTTATGCCATTCCAACTCTTTAGGTATAGCTGCACCAAATATATCGTCAATATCTATCTTACTTGCTGCAAGAGCTTGTCTTATTTGTTCTCTAATTTCTTCAGGTGGAGTTCCAAATGGTACAAATCTACCAAGAACTCTTTGTTGGTTTTCAGGGCTAATATCTATATCATCATTTGTTACTAAATTGGCAGGCTTTTCATCAACAGTTTCACGACTTAAATCATCCAGTATTTCATCACTTGATTCTGCATAAATAATGATGCACCTACAATTAATTACATTCTTTGCACCACCTTTAGGGTCTCCTGCATAACTCATTGGCACACCACCAACAACAAAGTCCTCATCCATGTTCACTTCTTGACCATTCGCTGATGAGTGTGCAGACCTTGTTCTAAGATCACTGGTAGATACCCACTTCTTCTTCATGTCAGTGCCTAGGTCTTGTTGAACTTTCTTATGGTATTCATTGTTAGCAAAAGAAGCTGCATTGTGTGTTTCTGTCCTAGCTATTAAATTAGCTCTACGCCTAGCTATTGGATAGCCCTTTTTAGTTATGCTTCTTGATATTTGGTCTAGAGTTAAGTTATCTGCTCTGCCGTCAAATATAACTTTTTGTATCTCTTTAGAAGCCTGCTCTGTCATTCCGCTAAAATATGGAACTCTGCTACTCATATATATTTCTACAAGCCTTTCAAAATCAAATGATCTGCCAAACACAAATGCTTCATTATCTTTTTTGCCTAAATAGTATTTTTCTTCGTTATTGTTAAATATAGTTCTAAATACTTTTGTGTAATGATTTCTCATAACAAGCTCTAACTTTACGTTTAGAGTTTTTTTTAACTCGTCAAAGTTAGGCTCATTAAGTTGTTTGATTGTATTTGATGTTTCTTTAACAAATTGTCTAAAAGCTGTATTAAGCTTTGGCGCAACAGACCTTTCTAAATTATTTCTAATTCTTTGTTGTTTTTTTACCTCTTGCCTAGCATTTATGCGACCAACTTTAAATGTATTAAAGTTTTTTGTTACTGGTCTCATTTGCTAGATAATGGATGACCTTTAGGAAATAAATCGGTGTCATGCTTGCCACCCCTGAACTTACCTGATGATAAGGCTCTTAAAAAGCTATTTACTCTTGCATATGCCCATTGATCAGGCGAGCTTACACTAGGTCTTACGCTTGAAGGGTTAGTTCTGTAAGCTCCGACACCCCTTCTAAAGACCGCTTCAAGCATTCTTAGGTTAGCTCTTTTGGTCTTGCTGTTGCCGTGTTTCTCGTTGTGATCTTCTACTTTGCCTTTAAGAGCTTCTTTAACCTTGCCTGATAAAGCCTTCTGATCTTCTTTAGATTCTACATGGTCCTGTAAAGCAAACTCTTTATCTTCCTCTGTGATAATTTGTTGGCGTTTTCTTTTTGACCAAGCAAAGCCACTGTCTCCACCCCAAAGCAACCATGCGACTTTTCCTGCACTTGGATAGCCTTCTTCACCTTGTCTAAAACCTTCTGCTCTTTTGTCTACTTCATGACGACTAAAAAAGCTGTACATTCTTTTGACAGTAGATATAGATAGTCTTTCTTTAGCAACTAATTGATTTGCACGAGCAACACCGACTGCAGTACCGCCCCTATTGAACTTTTTTCTAAGAGCAAGCCCTCTCTTAGCTTCTTCTGCCATTTCACTGGTAGGAATCGTATTAATATCTGACAAAGCCTTTTCTTCTGCTAACAAGAAAGATATTTCCTTGTCGGTTTCTTCATCATCATAATCTTCTAAATCTTCTTCATTAACTGGGTTCTCAGGCTTGTCCACGCCCTCATCAGTGAGTGGGAATAGGTTAGCTGATATGTAGAGGTCATCTGCACCGTCAACTGGTTCTAAGCCAAGCTGTTGCCTTGCTTCATTCCTAGTCATGATGCCTTCTCTTACAGCAGAGGTTACATTTTCGTAGGTTCTTTTAACTCTTTCTGACAAAGCAGGAATAGAATCTATGTCAAACTCTAAGGTCAGGCGATCATCAAACAATGGCACTAACCATTCGTTAAGATCAGATGCCATCTTTCTAAGATGCGGAATAATTGTTTCTTCATACAGAGCAAGCCTTGCTTCTGCTACATTGGCATATGTTTGACTATCAGGAACTCCTACAAGCTGACTAGGGACACCAAAACATAAGGCTATGTCTGTGGCACTCATGTGTTTAAGGTTTAAGAAATCCATATCTTTAGGACTAAGACCCATTTCTTTCCAGTCAAAGTCTCCCTCTAATAACATTGGTCTGCCTGCATTGTTTGCGCCAGTAAACCTATTATTCATATCAGTGATAAGTTGCTGTCTCTGTGATTCACTTAGATTAACTGCAAAGCCTGCATCATCTTGTGGTTTAAATATAACTGCTCCACTTGGTCTTGCACCGTTTTGCAAAAGATTTACATTGTGCTTGCTAGACATATTGAACTGATCTACCTCAACTGCTGCAGCACTCATAGGACTTAAACCATAGTAGTCATCTAAAGGATTCCATAACTTAATATGTTTTAGTTCGCTGAATCCGTTTTCTTGATCAATCATGTAAGTGTTTGCAACTCTACCATTGACCATGTATTCATACTTTTCAGGTATAGGCTTACCACTACCTTTAATGTTTATGCGGTCAGGTCTAAGCTGATGTAATTCTTTGGGCGCACCCATCTCAGAGCCAGTCTTAAGAATGTAGGCATTGCCACTAAGCAAGACATAGCCAAATAGACTATTAAAAAACTCACTATAAGACTGCAATGGATTGGGTCTCATTAATAAATCTATTAGTGGATGTTGTTCTATAATTTCATCCCCTGCTTTTATAACAAAAGGCACAGCACTTGCACCCTTGCTGATCTCATTAACACATCTATAGACAATTGCGTTCTTAAGATAGCCTTCTTTTGCTAGGTCTTGGTATTTATAAGTTTTACCTTCTTCAGTGCCGACACCGAAGTAACCCATCATGTTTGAATTTTTTTGCTCAACTGGTTTATTGTTAAACAGTCTTTGTAAAAATGTTTGTTCTGCCATTAGCTTATTCTCCAATTTACTTCGCCTTTTGATCTGCTGATTTCGGATATACCCCAAACCAAAGCATCTAATCTGTCAGGACTAGGTTTTGTTTCTCCTGTATAGCTACACAACTGTGATTCTAATTCAGGAAAATAACCAATGTGATGAACACGCCTTTGCTCGTAAAGTGCTGCAATGGGTTCTGCTCTTACTAGCTTACCTCTTGTAGCTCTTACAGACCGATAAGGAATGTTTACATCCATTCCTCTTAATAGTCTTTCCACCAAATCGCCACCGTTATTTACTTCAGCTACTATTCTATCTGCATCCCAATCATAAAAGCAATTGATAGCTTTTCTAGCCCAACCGTCAGGGCTGTACTTTCCTGAAGCATCTTCTAGTACATAATACTCATTATTATGGTCTTTGCCTACTACCATGATGCCTGTTTCATCTGAATCTTCATTGTTTGTGACCGCAGGGTCTATAGCTACTATGATTTGCTTGAGTTCTTTTTCTGTATCTTCAGGCAATCTTGCTTCTTCTATTAGCTTGTTTGACCACAAAGCGCCCTCTAATTCTTCTATGATCTCTGCGTAAAGTTCTTGTCTACCTAGTGTTGTGCCTTCATATCTTCGCTTTAACATATCTAATGCAGACTGTGCTAGGTTTTCTTCGTTCTCAAAAGTAGAACCACTGGTCACACTCACATCATCTCTTTCTACCAGTGTCTTAATCATCTTGTTGGGTTTAGGTGTAGTTGTAATAACGCACTTGGGATTATCTCCAAGCCTAAGACCAAACATTAATTGATCTAGTGCTTCAGGATAACGCCAAGCTGCAATCTCATCACACCAAGCTCTGTGGAACTGTGGTCCTCTAAGTCTTTCAGGTTCTTGTGCTGCATATCCAACTATCTTAGAGCCATTAAATAATCTTATCTCTGATAGACTAGATGAATAGCCTTTATAATCTGCGCTTGATGAATAACACTCATCAGGAATAATTGATAGCAAGCCACTGTTGCCACCAAAACAAACTCTGCGTAAGTCTCCGTGTGTCGGAGCTACTACTGCACATATGGTGTTTGGATTTCTTAAAGCGTACAGAGCTATGTCCTGTGCGCCAGTTCTTGTCTTTCCCCAACCCCTACCTGCAAGTATGAGCCAAATGTTATGCTCATCAGCAGGCTCTATTTGTTTTGCTCTAGCAGTCTTAAGCCAATCAGTGTACAGCTTTATCGTTGCTTTCTCTGCGTTGCTCTGCAACTGAGTCAAGCAATTCCATAGCTTCTCTGAAGGCATCTGTTTCTTGGATGTTTGCATTTAGATTCATGTTGTGGGTTGCTTCGCCTAATGCAAGTTTTGCTAACTTCTGTGCATTGGTTGCAGCTTGTGATAATGATGCTATTCCACTTGGTTTGTCATTTGACTTAATTAAACCCTGAACATGGGTAAAGATTTCATAGGAAATTTTTAAGGCAAGCTCATCAATCTTGATGCTTTCCTCTGCTAACTGCTCTCGTCTTTTCTCATCAAACTCAGCAATTAGCTTGTGTCTAAATTCTTCTCTCTGCATTTTCCATCCGTCTTTTGCAGACAATCTGTAGATGGTGGTAGAAGAAACATTATATTTTGCAATCAACTCATCAAGAGTAAACATAGTTCTTTCGCCTGTGTCTAGCTCCACGCCTTGCACATACTCATTACGGATTGCATCCTTTATCTGATCTGTGATTTTTACTTTAGCTTTTTTATCTGTCATGCATCTATCATGTTTCTGCAACAATGATATTCCATTTTGAGATTAAATTAAAGCTAATTTATTTTTGGATATTCTTGAGCCTTATAATTGATCTGTTTCGTCAGTGACTTTTTATCTCTCTTATTACCTATAACATATATGTATCTATGCTTTGCGCTTCTATGCACTCTCTTGGTTGCATCTCCTAAGTGATGTCTTGAGTGTTTACCGTCTGCGCCTGCCATGTCTGTTCTTTCTTTGGTCGTGCCAGTAAACATAAACTTGGTTGCTTGATATACAACCCCTAAGTGTTTCTCTTTAGTATCTGCATAAGAGACTATGATCTTAGGTTTGGGTAGTAATTTAAAAGATGCGCCTATAAGAATTGATGCTTCATTTTTCTTATTATTTTTTAAGACCAGTCTACTAAGTTCTATAACGAAACCTTTATTGTTCTTGCCTGCAACTCCTTCACACAAAGATGCAGATGCAGGGATGCTGTATGCAATAACTCCTACTAACTTTTGTTGTTTAAATAATCCATAAGCATATTGGATAGTGCTAGGTACTCTTTTTGCGTAATGAATATTTAAGATAAAAGGTATGGCTTCTTGATATTGGATTCTGCGGATGCTGTAATCTGCGACAAAGATTGATTCTTCTTCTGCAAACAAGGTTGATTGATAGATACTCATTTTAATATTTCCAACATAGGATTTTATACCAAATTGGGGCTAAAAACTAAAGATTAAAAAAAATATTAAAAAAATACTTCTTGCAATATAGACCCAAACTGGTATAATGGTAATTGGTAAGAAAATAAATTGAAACTTCATAGGAGAAGATAATATGAAAAATAAAGTGAGAAAGACCAAGCATAAGTTTGAACTCTACAGGTTCAACAATATGTCTATTCAACATAGTATCAAGGGTATCAATATAGGTATCGGTACTAGAGCAGTCAGGCTCGGTTACAAGTGGGTCTATGTCAAAGACTACTTCAAAGACAAGCATCTGTTTAACTCTAAGTCTTGGAGAAAGATTAGACGGAGCAAGTGGGATTCTATCTGCCAGTCTAATGATCATTACTTTCAGAAGGTGAGCTGATGCAAATTATTAAATCAGATTACTTTGGTCAATGGGAACTCCGTGCAAACGGAGTGACCCAAGGTGGTAGAACTTTTAAGAGTACGGTTGCCATGTTAAGAAAGCATGGTGATTCTAAACAAGTAGCTTTAGATGGTGCGAACCGATTGAAAGAAACAGAGATTTGGTTTACCTCTAATGGTAAATACAAAGTTGCCAAGTCAGACATGGATGAAAGCCATCCTCTTTTACATTCAAAAGAATTAACAGGGACTACTTGGTTAAACATTAGGATTTGTTCTAATGGTTTGTATGGCGATACTCACTTAAGAGACTGGGGTGAGTTTCAAAAGATCAAGAACGAGCTTTGTGGTTTGGAAAGAACTGCTATTGAGATTTATCCAAAAGAGTCTTTTCTACATGACACTGATAACTGTTATCACCTTTGGGTTTTTCCTGAGGGTGCTGAAATGCCACTTGGATATTTCAATAGAGATGTGACTGCAGATGAATCACCAACACAAAGATTACTTTAATACCATAATGGGTTGCATAATTTATTGAATTAATTTATGCTCGGTTCTTTAAATTAAATAGGAGATAAAATGAAAACACAATCCCACGAACTTAAACACATCACAGCTTTTACAATCTATGTACTTGACCCTGATACTGGTAACACTTGGGGTGCTTGGAATAGGTACACTGAAGGTCAGTATGGAACAGGCGCTTACACAAAGGCAGATGATCAGATAGATGCCGAGACTGATAGGCTACAATCTTTGGGTTACACATTACTTGGCACTAAGATTAGATGTTGTTTAATGTCTGCAAACTTTGATGACTCTATTGTAGATGCAATCCTAGAATCAGATACCAGTTCTTATATTCAGTCTTATGTCAATTGAGTTACTAAACAAAGCCCTCAAACTAGAGGGCTTAACTCCAACCAAGAAATTAGTTCTAGTCATCCTTGCCAACTACGCAGATGAGAAAGGTAGTTGTTATCCTAGCTATCAGCACATAGGTCAGCTTGCAGGAATTAAAGACCCTAAACACATAGGGAAGATTATCAAAGAGTTTGCACAACAAGACCTTCTTGAGATCACGGCTAGATTCAAAGCAGATGGTGGGAACATATCAAACCGATACACCTTACATCTAGGTCAGGGTCTACAGACCCCCACTGGTGAGGAGACCCCTACCCCTCAGGGTCAGGAGACCACCCCCCCCCCTGTCTCAGCACCCCCCAATACTAAAGAAGATACTAAAGATAATACTAAAGACCTCTTTGAGGAGTTTTGGAAAATCTATCCACGCAAGACAAACAAGTATGCAGCTTCTCAGAAATACAAGATTGCATTAAAAGAAATATCCCATAAAGAACTTTTGAAAAAGATAAAGTCTTATGCAGAGTTTGTTGCAGATGAAAAGATGGAATTAAAGTTTGTACCTCATTGCACAACATGGTTAAATCAAAAACGGTATCTTGATGATGCAGATACAACAGTAACAAAAGTTAAAAAATCATTGAACTCTCTCGCAGGGTAGGAAATATAAAATGAAAGATATAAGTTCAGTCTTGATGGAGAACAGAATAAATTTAAAACACTACGGTGAGGGTAATCAAAAAGTAAAGTGTCCTTCTTGTCAGCCCCCACACAATCCAAAAGATAATCCACTCTCAGTCACAATAGAAAATAATACGGTGGTTTGGAATTGTCACCATTGTGATTTTAAAGGTGGGTCAGGTGATGGGTCTAATTCTTTTAAGCCTAAGACCTATCAGACACCAGTAGTTCCTGAGTCAAAGTCTACAGATAATTCTATGTACAAGTTCTTCGGTGATCGTGGCATCTCTAAATCAACGGTTGACTCTATGAAAATCTTTAACGAGAATTCATGGATTGCATTCCAATACTTTGACGAACACGGCTCACTGGTCAATGTCAAATACAGGACGGTTGATAAACAGTTTAGACAATCGCCTAACGCTAAACGCATCTTATATAACTATGACAATGTGTACAAAAGCGATACGGTTATTTTCTGCGAAGGTGAGATGGATTGCATCAGTTTGTTTGAGAGTGGCATAACGAACAGCACAACGCTTCCTGATGGCGCACCAAAAGAAGCCAAGTTTGACCCTAATGATGCTAGGTTCAAAGCGTTAGACAATTCACCTCTTGTTGCCAAGAA